GTAGGTTTAAAATCTTTTCGTGGAAAAGGTTCAAAAGTATCTGCCTTTATTTCTTTTGCTCCTAATCCTCTACCTGCTCCATAATCTAATCTCTTACCTTCAGGTAAAAATTCTCTTTCAACTTTTTTATATGTTGGTATAGTGCTTTTACCTAATTGTGTTTTTTGAGCAGACTCTTTTGAAATATTTTTTAAAATACTTTCTAAACCTTTACTAGTAGGTTTAGCTGATTGTAATTTTAATAAATTAAATAATCCTCTAGGTAACATAATTTTCTTTCACAGTTATTAATTTTATATTATATACTTAAAACTTCCAGTATGCAACCCTTTTTTTTCTTTCATAACCTTCTTCATAGTCAGGGTCATCTGGATGAACTAAGTTCCAAGATTCTTTCATATAATGTATTGCCATAGTCATTGCGTCTACTTGGTCATCATGTCGTGCATTAGGAAATGTAATCATCTCACTGTACAATGAATCACTCCAGTCGTGTCCTTTTGGTAGTATCACTCTACCTGCTTCCATCATTGGTGTTGCTGCGTACACTCTGGCAGTCTTGTCCCTATCAGGGATATAGTCCAACACAGGTAGTCCTGCTCTTCGCATGTCCTGTATCAGAGATTGACCACTTGCCTTTTTCTCAATTATGCACACATCTGGCTGATGAAACTCATACAGTTCTTGTGCCTTTGCCCTTAGAGTGGGATAGTCAAACCTACCACGTTCATTACCTAGTAGTATAAGTTTTGACACCCAGTTCTCTACTCCACGTGAATCTACTTCCATTTCCTCAAAGATACCCCATGTTTGAATGACACTATAGTCAGCAGTTGTTTTGGTGGAAAAGGCAGTGTCATATGTTTGAATGATATAACTACATGCAGGTGGTTCTTCATAGTCCCACCATTTAACCCATTTCTTTTTAATCAAACCTCCCTCATCAGGGACAGGGTTTTGCATATATAATGATTCCCAATAACGTGAACCATTACTTGCCTTTATTTCCTCTTCATCATTTTTCAATATTGAAGTAGGCTTCCACTCAGGAAAATATGAAGAGCCTTCTGGGAGACCCAATAACTTACTTGACGATTCGTCTACCCAGGCAGGTATCTTTATTACTTCCCATTTGTTCTGTAATTCAACTTGTGATTCTTGTCGTAGTAACCACCCACATAAATCGTCCTCATGATAACGTGTATTAATAATGACAATTGAACCATTAGGCATGATACGAGTTCGTAAACCTGAAGGGTACCATTCCTTTACATATCGTCTACCAGTTTCACTGAAGGAGTCCTCTTCAGACATTACGTCATCTAGTATGGCAATATGTGCACCACGACCTGCAATCTGACTTCTAACACCTGCTGCGTAATATGTACCACCTTGATTTGTTTTCCATTTACCTGCTGCCCTTACGTCACTACGTAAAGTAACAGTTGGAAAGACAGTGTTGAACAAATCATAATTAACCAAGTCTCGCACACTTCTACCAAAGTCTGAAGCCAATTGGTCTGAGTGTGAGACAGTCAGTATCTCACTTTGTGGATGCTTACCTATGTACCATGCAGGAAATAACTTTGAACAAATTACTGACTTGGAAGAACGTGGAGGAAGAAACACCATCAGTCTTTTTATTTCTCCACTTTCAACCTTTTGTAATCTGTCAGCTATCACATGTATGTGTCTACCCATTATCCAATCAGGTACAAGGGTAGGTGCAAACATAGCTATGAAATGTAGAAAGCTATCTTTAGATTGTTGTATTGCTCTTTGGAAATACAGTTCTCTAAGTTTAATTAAGTTTTCATTTACTTGTAGCATTTGATATTTTACTTGTCCATGAAACAACAGGTGATTTATATTCTTTTGGTTTTACTCTTCGTTCAAAGTTTGAAGGTATAAACCAATATGTATTTCCCCTAATTATTTTTATTGACATTTTCCAATTTGACAACATTCTCATAATGTTTAATCTCACGTTCAAGTTCTTCAGGAGACTTGTTTGTTATGTCCTGTTTGATTTCTTTACGTTCAATTAACATGCCCATATGTTTACCTATAAACTCCATGGCTCTGTTAGCATTGGTTAAATCATTTTCTGCCATACCTTGATTATAGACTTCTATAAACTTTTTAAGAACTTCATTGGCATCCAGTGCCATATGCTTAACTGCTTCTTGTCGTAAGTCATCAATACGTGCTCCTATACGTTCCTTTTTTAATAACTCATTAGCTGCTGCACGAGTCTTTGCGTCACTGTGTAAATCTTTATAACCTGCTGCACGATATGCCGTTAATGTATCACCAGTGGATAAGAACTCCATACAAAACTTCTCCTGCATAGGTGACAGTCCACCTGGCAGTTTGTTTGTTGCAAAGCTATTGTACTTCTTTTGTGCCTTATCAAGCATTTTATATTTTTCTTCTTTGGAGATTTTTTTCATATACTTAATCCTTTTTATGTTAGCTTCTAATACTCTGCGATAATATTCCCTTTTCATCTCTACCAAGTCTGAACCTGCTGCTCTATGCTTACGAGTCTCTGCAGTTTGTTTAATGAGAAGTTTAAGTTCTTCATCATTTAGATGTTGGTAAAGTAAATTACCTTTATATTCCATAATAAGTATTATACATTAAAAGATAAAATAAAAAAAGTTTTTATTAGGGGTTGACAAAATGAAAAAAGTATGATATAATCTATTCTAACTATAGGGGGTTAAAGCATACCCCTAGTCAATCTTTTTAACTCAGTCCTGAGTCTATATATGTTCTATACAAGTTCATGACATATCTCAAAATAGTTTTACTGGGACTCCCCACGTCAATATTTTGACACCAAATATGATTTGTTCATAATTTTTTGGGGGTACCCTTTTTATTCTACACACATGCACCCCCTGTTTTTTTTGTACCCTGTCCTTGATAATGGTTATTAGATTATTTTAAATTAATAACAATCCTTTTTTTAAATGATAATGATTATCAATATCACTTGTTGTATTTTTGCAACAACCTTAGTTGATAATGATTATCAATCTCAACAAGTCTTTTCTTTTTCTTTTGATTGTTCTTATCTATTTTAATATTGCCTATATTCCTTTAATAAAACTATCTAACAACCTATATTGATTATTATTCATTCTATGAATATTTAATAAAATCAATATTATATATTAAAATGTGTAATAATATTTATTTCTGATAGAGTATTAGTAATATTAACATTAAAAGGAATAAACAAAATGCTAGAACTAACAAAAAAAGAACTACTAAATGAATTAAATGAAGTTTATGAATTATCTTCTAAACTTGAAGAGAAAATAGCTGATTTAAGGAATATAACTTGTGATGAAGTATCTGAAGATATTGTAAGAGATGTTGAAGATGAATGTGATAGTTCAGATTTTGCAGTAACAGTGCTTGATAAATATTACGATTTTACTGAAATGATTGAAAGTTATATTAATCGAATAATGGAAAAGGAATAAATAAAATGGAATATACAAAAAAACAAAAAGAAAATATCATAAAAGCAGTAAAAGAAGAAGCAAAATTATGGAGTGAAGCCAGTAAACATGGAGCATTTAAAAATCTAAAATCTGATATAGAATCTGATAAACAAAAAAATTTGAAAACTATATTAAGCTTAGATAGTCAAATTGGTTTCTTAAGAAATGAAGTTAAAAGAGAACAAAGTAACAAAAAATATTGGATTGATAAATATTCAGAATTAGAACAATTTATATTTGATTTATTACATTCTAATGACAATTTGAACATCAAATATGGTTCAAAATTTGATGAAATAAGAAATAAATAAAAACTATTTCCTCCCTTAAAAATTAGGCTAGATTTTTTTCTAGCCTTTTTTTTTGTCTTAAAAAGAACAAAACTAGAACAAAACAAATCGTTTTAAGACTCACCAGTAAACAAAAAAAACTTTTGTGATATGTAACATCAAAAAATTAAGATGTTTATCTATGGTCTTTATATTTGATTTAAATATATAATGATAATGATTATCAATAAAATAAATTAAAATAAATATTTGACAATTAAAAAATAAAAATGTTAAGATTAATTAATATTAACTAATAAAAGGAATAATACAAAATGTTAAAACCAACAATAAAATATGATTTATCAAATTTAGAAAACATTCTATTTGATAGTTATAAATTTACTGCAAAAGAATTGGCAAACCATTATATTAATTTAATCTATTCTAGCAATAAACATATAAAAGCATTTAATGAATTTCCTAAAAATTTATTGTCGATTGAAAAAGATAGTAAAACAAGTAAATCAACAAACATTGAAAATAAACTTACTGCTATCCAATATTTATATCCTACTAAACAATCTTGCAATTATGCAAAAATTGCGAATTGTTCAAAAGGTTGTTTAAAAGATTCTGGGCATTCTTTAGTATTTCAAAATGTTAATTTATATAGATTGAGAAAAGCATTATTTAAAATGCAGTATACTAATCAATATATAGATTTATTAAAAAAAGATACTGATAAATTCTTATTACAATGTAATAAAAGAAAATTAGAACCTTGCATAAGATTAAATGGTATTACAGATTATGATTATGAAAATGATTTTTTAATTTTTGATGAAATAATAAAACCATATACTGATAAACATGATATAAAGTTTTATGATTATACAAAAAATGCCAATAGAAATACGCAAGGTTACATTGATTTAACTTTTTCATATAGTAATGAAAAGAGATATAAAAAATATGTTGATATTGCATTAAATAAAGGTATGCGAATTGCCGTTGTGTTTAAGAATAAGGAAACATTAGAATATTATCAAAAGCATAGTTTTTTAAATAGAAAAGTAATTGACGGAGATAAACATGATTTAACTTTTATACATGATAATGATGTTATATTAGGTTTAATTGCTAAAGGAAATTTAAAAAAAGATAATGATAATAATTTTATTGTTACTAAACCATAAAAATAATTTGACAAGTTTAAAATAAATGCTATTATAATATTTCCTTTATTGTTAATATTACTGAACGCCTAATTAATTAATTTTAGTTAGGCGTTTTTTTTTGTGTTAAAAAAGAACAAAAGTAGAACATAAATTTTATGAATAATAAAATAAATTAGTATAAAGAAATAAAATATAAAAAAATAAATTTTATTGTTGACATTGAAAAAAGTCTTAGTTACTATGGTATTATAAACAACTAATAAAGAAAGGAAAAAAATAAAATGAAAATAAAAAACTTAATAAAATTTGTTTTAAATACTCACAAAAAAAATAAACCTTTACCAAAAGATATAGTAGAAATATTAGAAAATGGTCAAGTGTTTAGTGAGAGTAGACAACAATTTATAAACATAGCTGACTTAGATTTTTTACATTTAATCAGAACAATTAATAAAAAACTTTAATTGAAAAGGAAAAATACAATGCAATCATTAACTATAAAACAAGTAAAAAAATGGTTATCAACTTTAAGTGATAAACATTTACAAAATTTAATTATACAACGCAGAGATATAAAAGAAAATAAATCTGAGTTTAAAAAGGCTTTATTAGATGAAATGTCAGGTAGAGTTGTTATTGAATTAAGAAATAAATACGGACTAAACAATATTAATTTTAAATAATAAAAAGGAAAAATACAATGGCTAAAAATAAATTTGGAAAAACTGTAAAGGTTGACAACCCTTATGCAATCTATAAAAATTATGCTGACCCTAGCATAGAGCATAGAGTTTTAAAAACTTATCAGACAAAAGAAAATGAAAGTAAAAATGAATATGCAAGGTGGTATGTTGCGAGTCGTTCACCTTATACCTATGGGTCTTGGGAGTATGGTGACATCTACATTAAAGATGTAATTAACTTTCATAATCTTATAGCTTCCACTAATGAATGGAAAAAAGAATATGAGTTTATTGACAAAGTAAAAAAATCGGTTAACTTTAATTACAATGATATTATTTAGAAAGGAAAAATAAAATGACAAGTGCAGAATATAGACTAAAAGATATAAAAATTTGGTGCGAAGTTATTATTGAAAATGATAAGACAAGTCCACCAATAAATAGTGAGCTTATGAGAGAGTGGAAACAAGGTAGATACTCTTTAGCAAAAGATTTTTTAGAAATAATAAATAGAAAGGAAAAATAAAATGAATATAAAAAATATAAGATACTTTAAAACTAGAAGAGGTTTAGGGTATGAAGTTAAGACTGATAAGGGTACTATATGGAATGACGGAAATGGTGGTGCTACTTATTTTGAGGCTGACTATCCTAAGTATCA